AGGAAGGGCCTTCCTTAATTCTGTGTCTTGCATGACAAATTTTTCATCAACGTGTTCCAGTTGCCACTTCTTATTCATCTCGACTGGTTTAGTAATAAACCCAGGATCTTTGGCGTAGCCTCTTAACGACAAGGCCGACCATGACTTACCTTTGTTGTAGTTTGAATAGTGATTTGTAAACTCTAGGTTTAAATTGCTAACCTCTTCGGTCAAAGAAGAAACATCAAAAGAACCAAGGTCGACTCTTTCTAAAGAATAGTCTTCGGCCGTCAACCTTGTTGGGTGTACTCGGGGGTCATCAAACAATAGGCTATTGTGGTCGCCCTCTCTAAAATAGACTGCATACAGTTCTGCAAATGTAGTGACCTTTGTGCCCACCCACTTGAAATCAGCATCCTTGGCAATCTGGTTGGCTTTTTCATCTTCTGCCCAAACATACAACCAGCAAGGTTCCTTAAAGGCCGTCAATAGCTCCGCAGCTAGTTGTTCTTCTCCATCAACCCATGCTAGTTTAGTGATTGTCCTATCGCCCTTTTCTTTTACCCCCAACGTAACAGTTCCATACATGGTAATCGACGATCTTGTCTTGGATACTTTAGTATCGAGCATGACCAGGCGCTTCCCTTCACGCTCATATATCTTGAATGTATCATTATGTAGACCAGAGGCAACTATATTTTTCTTCATTGCACTAAATGGAGAAAACGAGTGTTGGTTGTATCTTGAGTAATAAGATTCTACTTCAAGAAGATAATCAAGCTCATGCCCATGTTGCCAGTCTTTCATCGGAATTGTTGATGTCATAGTATCCTACTGAATCCTCTGACCTTATCAAATCGAATAAGATTGTTAAACTTGTCCTGGAGAACATCTCCCTTGTGGCTAATCACAAATACGTTTTGATCTGTTCCTAATGTATATAGAATCTTTAGAAACTCTTGTGTTCCTGCATCATCAAGCGAACTATCGAACACTTCATCTAAAATCAATAGATTCGTATTGGTTGAATTTTTGAGCTTGGCGATTGCTCTCCATGTAAACAACAGGGCCAGATCAATCCTCATCTTTTCTCCTTCTGAAAAGGAGTCATATGAAAACTCGTCCCGATGTCTGCTCTTGATTGTTTCGTTGAAATTCTCGTCAAGATTAAAGTTGACAAAGAAGTCCATGGAGGCCAGATATTTGTTTATCAGCTTGTTCATGATAGGCAAATACTGTTTGATGATTAGTGTCTTGATTCCGGAATCTTTCAATAGAGTTGTTGCTATCTTCTGAGTCTCATTTTCATTCGCCAGATTCTCTTTTGTTTCTTCCAATTCTTTAAGCATCGTGGCAGCCACTTCTATTTCTTCCTTAATCTTGTTTACATCCCCAGTTGTCGATAGGTCCTCAATGTTCTTTTCTAACGACTTGATTATTTGTTTTGTGGCTGTGATATTTGTCTCTAGTACAGAAATTTCAGAACTAGCAGAATTGATCCGATTGACTACTTTTTGGTTCTCATCAATTTCTTTGTTAAGAGTCTCTAAAAATGATCCAATGTCATTTCGTGCAGTCTCTACTTCTGTTAGCTTATCCTTCTTTGTTGCGATAATTTGTGTCTTGAAGCCAGAGTCGATGTCTTGTTCACAAGTCGGGCATTCATCGTGGTCGTCATAGAACACGATTTCTTTGTTCAATATAGTTTCTTTGCTATGTAATTTGCTGTCAATCTTTTCTGCATCCTTTAACTTCTTCTGGGTCTTTGCAGAGTCCGTAGTCTTTAGCTCAAGAGATTTAATTGAAGTGTTAAAAGATTTAATGTCATTGTTCCTACTTTCATTTTCATTGGTGTGCAATTCAATATCAGACTTGTGCTTGTCAATAATTTTCTTGTTTCCCTTTTTTATTCGTTCAAGGTTCTTGGTTTGAACATCCACCATTTGCTGGTTCAATGAAATGTTAGACGTATTTTCGTTTAATGAATCTTTTGTAGTAGAAATCCTTTGCTTTAATATTGTGTTCATAGAAGAAAATATTTGGATGTCAAGTAAGTCTTCAATTACTTCTCTTCTATTTGCAGCAGATAATTGCATGAATGGAACAAAAGTAGAACTACCTAAGATAACAACTTGGGTAAACGATTTGTAGTTGAGTTTCAAGATTTGCTTTTCTAATAACTCTTGAAAATCTCTGACATTGGCCGATTGGTTAAGAGGTTGCCCATCAACCAGAATATCAAATTTGTTCGGTTTGATTCCTCGTCGAATAAAATACAGCTTGCTACCAATCGTAAAAGTAATCTCAGTTACACACTCGCCATCGTTTACTGTATTGACAAGTTGTGGTTTGTTGATCTTGCGAAAAGGCTTACCAAAGAGAGAAAACGTCAGGGCGTCCAAGACTGTGCTTTTGCCTGATCCATTCTCGCCTATAATTAATGTGTTCGGGTGACGGTCTAGATCAAACGTCACCCAAGAGTTGCCAGTAGACAGAAAGTTCTTCCATCTAATGGCATGAAAATGTATCATATATTAATCAAGTTCCATTGTAATGGCTTCATTATAAAGCGTGTTTAATAACGTCTGAAGAGTTTCTTTATTACTTGATATTTCCATACCTTCAATATACTTGTTCAAGATGGTCATCGTGTCTTCGGCCTGGTCAACTAGGTCATCGTCGTCAATTGAAAGTTCGATAAAATCTTCGACAATAGAAATGTTCAATGGGTTGCACTTGTCTAATTTGTCGTACATGATGTCAAACCAATACGGGTTGGTTCTGTTTTTGACCACAATTTTGACGCAAGTTCCTTCATAGGACGAAAAATCATGCCCCACGACATCTTCAAATTTCTTGTCTTCGTCATCATAAAAAATCTTATGGAACATTCGATGGGGGTTGCGAACATATTCTAGTTCTCTGGTGTCCGTATCAAACACATGAAATCCACGAGGGTCTTGATAGTCTGACCATGTAATCTCGTATGGAGCACCAAGATAGTAGATCGTACCATTGTCTGACTTGTGATGAAAGTGGCCAGACATTACCATATCAAACTTACTGAACAGAGAAGATTCTATGCCATGATTGTTTGGTGCACCACGATACATTTCAAATCCTGCAATTTCAAGATGCCCCATGACTATCTGAGCGTCTGTATCCTTTAACATCTGAATGGATTCTTCTTCATTTCCCTTGTTGATCCATGGGAGCATTAGAATCTTTGTTCCATCAAACTCGACTTCTTCTGCTCGCGAATAGATCCATGGTTCATGCACACCATCAAACGAAGTAAAGAGTTCCGTCATTGAGTTGACTTCGTTCGTATTCTTCCAATAAGTATCATGATTTCCTATGATGACATGAGTATCAATCCCTTCTCTTCCTAGCTTATAGATAAACTTCTCCCTAAGTGTTTGAAGGGTATTGAAGTTGATAAACTTACGACGGTCGACAACATCGCCCAAATGAACCAGGGTCTTGATGTTATGTTCCTTTAGATAAGGAAAGAAAATATCATCGTAGAATTTAAAGAAGTGGTCCGAAAATGCATCGGAGTCATTTCTTCCTCCAAAGTGAGTATCATTAATAAGGGCAATTTTCATTTTTGTTTAGCCTTGGCAGCCTTGTCCTTCTTTTCTCTTTGAGCCGTTTCAAATGCATCGACAAACTCGTACATATTGTCATACATCTTTGCCTGTCCAAGTCGGCGAGCATCATCAGGATTATTGACCTCGGCCAGCTTCTCGAAAATCCCAGCCCGTTCAATTGACTTGTACTTAATATATAGTTGTTTTTTCTCTTTTTGAATGCGACGAAGAAAGGCAAAGTAAATAATTTGTGTGAAGTAGGCAAACGGATTCTTTGACTTGGCTGGGTCAAAGTTGTCCACATACTGTATGCAGTTTTCAATACCATCAGCGATCATGTCATCACGGAACGTGTAGTTAATGAAATTAGGTTTATATGATAGGTGTGTGGCAATTTTAATAAAACATTCACCAATATAGTTTGGCATCTTTGGTCTGGGGCCATCTGTTTCTTTGGACTCAATCACCAAATCTCTATATGTGACCATGGCGTCCAAGAAGTCGCCATTGTTTACATAATGTTGCTTTTTATTTTTATTCATTTTAGTGTAGGGTCCTTTTTGATTTTTTCATCATTTCTGCAAATGCATTAGTTAATTCTTTCAAGGCTTTTGTAGCTTCTTCTGGATCTTCAGGATACATTTCATCTGCAATGTCGTCCATGTCAAGAATATGATCTTCTGTCTTAACTTTGTTTATTGCATTTTCATAGTATCGTAAAAATGTATCAGAAACAGTCGATAAAGAAATAACCTTGTCTACGGTAATTGTAATATGTTTATCGTCTGTGAATGGATTCCATCGAATAAGAGCAATGGTGGCCGAACCATATTCTTCTACTGCATGGTCAGCATCAAAACTAACAACCTGCATGGTATCAGAAAGACTAAGATATTCATTTGAGTCCTTTCCTACATGGTTGACCCTGGCGATGATTGTATCTCCATTGATTAGTTTAATTACCTTTAGTGGATATGTTATTTCTTCAGCCATCGGCAAAATCTACCTTGTATATTTTCACTGGAAACTTTTCCTCCCTGTAAAATTTGTAGCGTTCAAGAAAATGTTTATGTGCAAAATTCTTATGGGCTTTATGGCTTAGGTCATCTACAATGTCATATAGAGTGGCTACTTCCTTTCCTTCATTGATTCTCAGTCCTCTACCGATACTTTGCAGCACTCTTATCTTTGATTTACCTGGGTGTGCAAAAATAATATTATGTAAGTTCTTGATGTTGACCCCAGTCGAATAAACCCCATACGATGCTACTATTATAGCATCTTTTTCAGATTCTACAATAGCTCGGACCTGTTCTCTTAGTTCTACTTCTGTTCCTCCATATACATAGAACACTTTCCTGCCATCGGCTGCCTTGTCCTTGATGATCTTGTGCAACAGATTTCCATGCTTCTCTACATACTGAAAGAGGACAAGTGTATTGCCCTTTAGACTAATAGCTAGATTTCGTATGAACGCATTCCTCTTGTTATTTGACACAAGGAAATCGACCTCTTCATGGTATTTCTTTTTGACCATAGACTTGCATTGGTCTTCTGAATACTTTAATGTAATGGCCTTGATCTCAAATCTAGCCAACTGCTTTTTATCAATTAATTCTTTGGTAGTTGTGACCTTCTTTACTCTTCCAAACAATCCTTCCAATACTAGTTTGTGCGTCTGTGTATCATCCAGCGTTCCCGTTGTGCCAAACCGATACTTTGCATTGACCAGTTTGGTCATGAGTGAGGTCAAGGACTTGGCCTTGAACAGGTGACATTCGTCGCCTATGATTAAATCATATTGTTCAAAGTATTCCTTTGGCATTTTATAGAGAGATTGCCATGTCGAAATAGTGACTGGCATATCAGATTGCTTTTCTCTTCCAGACATGATGTAATGGACGTTCTCTTTTGATTCCCAGCCTTCATTGACTCCATAATCATTAAAATCTGCATAGAGTTGAGAAACGAGTGAGGTAGTAGGAACAATTATCAACGACTTCAATCCATCGTAATAACGAATGAGTGAGTATATGATAAGAGATTTGCCAGATGCAGTAGGGGAGAGCAGAAGACAGCGTTTCTTTCGGATTGCATGGACAAATGCAGTCAATTGATAGTCACGAATTTCAACAGGAAGGTCTAGTGTCTTGATAAACTCCTTTCCCTCTTGTAAAGAGAACTCTTCGGTTAATCCAACTCCAGTATCATATTGGATATCATAGTCTCTATCTTGTGCAAACTGTTCAATATGAGACAACAGCCCTGAGTATATATAACTGTTTCTTGTATCTAGCAGGCGAATTTTTCCATCCCACATTTTATTTCGATAGGCTGGCATGAACTGATAGCCAGGGACCATGAACGTAAAATAGTCGGCCAGTTCATACTTCAATCCAGGTTCTGTGTCAACTTGTAGATATACTTCGTTGACCTTTTTGAGCCTAATTAATTCCATTTAAGAATTGCTGCCACTTGATTGCATTATTAATATTAAAGCTCCGCCCATTAATACTGGACATGATAGATTTGACTGTTTCTACTTTTTCTCGTTGATAGTCAATCTTCAGTAGAATTGTAATCAACTCTCGGTCTGACTCTAGGTAACGAGGAATATCCTGCTTGAGTAGCTTGTGGTCGAACTGACTCCAGCCCCGTTCTGTTAGATCCTCTTGGCACATCTTACCAGAATAGTATTCAAACTTGTCGCGCTCCAAGTCCTTAAAATCGTGCATCATTCTCTTCAATTTTAAATTCTCCGAGGTGTACATTTTAAGGTACTTGTTATGGAGAGAAGGTATTTTCAGACTTTCCTTGTCAAGCTCGGTATTGTCAATCTTGCTGTCCTTTGCCCATTCGGACAAAATGTCTTCCAACTTCATTATATAGAGCCCCATCGATATTATAAGTGTCTGTATAGTATAGCAATTTTTCAGAGAATGTCAAGTGTTATCTATCAATTTTGTTGTAAGTATATGAAATATATCGGAAAGTGGCTGTTGCAGTAATATATTCCACATCTGCCAGGGTGGTATCAAAATTCAATTCAGAAAGGCTAGTAGGGAATATATCCTTGAAGGTAATTTCAAAGTTTGGATTCATGTTACTATTTAAGATGACCAAAGTGGCATCGGACATATAGGCATCAGATATTTTACTTGCGCTTGGTCTTTGATAGACTGGGCGATCTACTTCTAACTTTGGATCTTCTACATATTTACGAAATTGTTCTGATCCTTCTGGTGATCCTAGGCCGACCAGCCAATTTTTAAGCTCCATCCAATTGGCAAAGTCTTCGTCTACCTTGAATGTCAAATTCAGAGGGTCGTAAGTCAGTTTCTCACCAGGAAGGTATCTGTCGATGGGAGGCATATTATGAATAGCCTCACCAAGTGTCACCCCAGGGATGTTTGCGGCTTGGACGAACCAATTGACATTGGGCATTTTCTTGATGGAAAAACGAAATCCAACAGGAGAGACATAATTCATGTTTTCCGGCTGGGAATTTAATGTAGCCATGGGATCTCCTCGTCATACTATTTATACAAAAAAAGGGGACCCTTTTTACGGGGCCCCCGATTTTAATGTTACCAATCGAATTGGTATTATTTATTAGAGCAGATTTGATACTGTAAATGCACGGTAGTAAATATTTGGATCTGCTGCCCATGTGCCAGTTTGATAGGCCGTATTAGGAATAGCACCATCTCCGGCGTTGGTTGCGAAAGGATTGTTGACAAGGCCATACCGAGTCTTGAATCCGATCTTTGGTTGGAAGTTGCTCTCGCCAACTGCACGAACCATCTGGAGCGGAACATATGGGCAATAGAAGAACCCTGCGTCATATGCGCTTGATCCCTTATAGCCAACAACTGCAAAATCACTACCAGTGGTCTGATAAGGATCAATGAAGACCTTATACTTGCCATTTAGTACACCAGCGAAAGTGTTGCCCGTGTCATCGACAGTCAGGCTATCCTTTAGTGCTGGGGTATGGTCAAGAATACCAGCCATTGAGAGTGCAGATGCAACATCAGAAGAACAGATAACGATGTTGCCTCGCCCTCGACGGGTTGCCTTGGCGATTGCATTTGCTTCTCGCTCAATCTGGAACATGAGACCCTTGAACTTCTCAACGCTCCAACGACCATTTGCATCAACATCAAGGTCGAACGTGCCTGCGGTTGCAGTTCCATCCGCAGCTCCCTTGGATGCTTGCTGGACGATCACGCGAATTACTTCGCGGTTGATTTCTGCAAGAATTTCAGCAGAAAGGATGTTCGCAAGCTCAGTTTCTGCATCCAGCCCATGAATGGCTTTCAAGTCCTGTGCAAGTTCAATCGTGTACTCTGCCTTGAGTGCGCGACTCTTTGCGACAACAGAAATCTTGTCGATCACGAAGCCCATTTCGGCAAAAGCGTCATTGGTCTGGCCGCCTAAGCCTTCAGCCGTAGCCGTAGACATTGCATTACCGGTAGAGACTGCACCATACGAACCGTCGCCGTCCGGCAGAATACTCGGATTACCAGAAAATGCAGTATTGGCCTCGTTGAACAAAGCCTCAGAAGGAACGCCGGTGCCGGCATCGGTACCTATCGCACCGGAAATATCCAACGCAGTTTCACTCTTGGCATATGCAGCACGGAGCGCAAAGATCAGGCCAGTCGGGCCTGTCATTGGCTGGACGCCACAAATGTCATATGCAACGAGATTAGGCATTGCACGACGCACAAGGCTAATCAGGACGGGATCGTAGTTATCAATACCAATGCCTGCTGTGCCATCTGTGCCGCCGGTCGCCATAGTTGGCGTACCTGCCTCTGTCAATTGCCCATACCCACGACCTTCGTAGGAGGCTTGCTCGCGAATTGCGATTTCTTGATTTTCGAGTAGAACGGAAGTCACAGTCTTGCGATAAGGATCGGTAATCTTGTCTAGACCCTCAAAATCAAGAACTGGCTGCCATTTCTGTTGTAGTTCTTCAGATAAAAACATCTTTTAAACTCCTTGTGTTTTATAAACCTTTTTGTGTTTCTGTTGTTCAAAGCCTATGTTTATTTATAACAAACTATTTCCGTATTGTTCTTTCAAGTGCGTTTGCATAGGCAGCCATTTCACGCGAAACTCTAGGCTTCGTAGTCTCTTCTGAGCCTTCTTCGTTCAAAAGAGCTTGATCTGCCTCGACTTCTGCATTATTAGTGCGTGGTGCCTTTGGAAAGTAGCCTTCTTTAAGGGTGTTGATAGCATCTTGATATTGATTTACGTCTTCAAACTCAACACCTTCGGCCAATCCCCTTAATTTCTCAATTTGTGTATCTGCAAGCCCATCACAAGATTGTACTAGGATCTCAAACTTACGACTTTCGTTAATCTCTTTTTGGAGATCAATATTTTGCTCAATGGCTTCGTTAAGACCGGCTTCTAGTTCATCGGTCTTACTGGCCAGCGACTCAAGGACATCCACCGACTCTTCGGGAATGTCAATGTAGTGTTCAATGAAAAGATTCTTGAGCCCGTTGATGAAGTTCTCTGTGACCTCGGTCTTAATTCCAGACTCAATGGCCAGTTCATTTTCCTTCATCCACTCTTCGACTGCATACGAAAGATAGCCGTCAACCTTATCGGTTAACTCTTCGGCAAATACAGACACGGACTCTTCTAGATCCTTCTCGTACTGTGCATGAATGACATCAATAGTCTCGTTGACCTTTGATACAACTGCACCCTCGAAAATAGTCTTGGCTCGACCCATGAACTCTTCGGAAAGGTCATTGTCTTCGCCCATCAAAGCCCGAATGTCTTCAGAAACATCTAGGTCTTCGGCTGTGATGTGGGCTGCCTCGCTATTGTGCATATCAATCTCATAGGACTCTTCCGACTCTTCGTTGTCGTCTTCAAGATCCTCATAGATTGCAGTCATGAGCAGGGCATACTTCTCGTCAAGCTCATCGCCATCCATTTCGCGAAGTGCATCAAAGATTGCTTTGGCCTGACCAAGTTTGGTATCAGGCTGTTCGATTTCGATGTACTCTTCGTCATCGGAGTCTTCATCCTCGACAAGCTCTTCGGAACCTTCTTCGTACTGGAGTTCTTCGTCCTCTCCCAACTTCTTGTTGGCGGGAGTGGCATCAACTTGACCCGTGTTTGGCGCAGAAGAATCGCCAGTCTTCTTAGCCGCCTGAGGCTCTGCTGATTTCTTGGTCTGATGTGCAACTTTCTTTGCATCATCAGAGTTTACTCCTCCGGTTGGCTTTACGGTTGTTGAAACAGGAGGCGGGCCGCCAGGCTTGGACTTGGCCTTGGGAGCATTTGGCTTTGATGCCAATTTGCCTACGCTAGGCAGCGAACTGTTCTGTGGAGTAGATGTATCCTCAGAAAGTGCTTCCTGTTGACGACCGGCCATTACATTTCGTGCGGCCTTTGATAACGACATATTTCAATCTCCTTAAAATTAAAACCTACTAAACGTTCATCTAGGTCTATTTATACTTCTTATAGTTTTGAAAGAAAATCCTGAAACGCAAAAAGTTTCATTTCTTCTCTTTCTTCTCTTGTTGATTCGTTGATTTGGGTCTTATATTGCTGGACTTGGATTTCATGAATCTTTCCGTTGTCCCACACCCACTCTTTTCCTTCCATGATTCCTTCTACAAACGCATTCGGGGCTGAAGGATCGGCCACGATGTCTGCGGCTGTCGCAAGATGAAAATCATCTTGGACAATTTGTGTGTCTCGGTTGGGCTTCAATGAACCCATGCCTCGGGAAGAAACTCCTAGGTTTGCTCCCTCGTCAATAAGACTCTTGACAATCTTTCCATATGGTGTGTCCATGATCTTGGCCTTGCCAATAAAGTTTGTGCCTTCTTTACGAAGGTCAGTAATCATGTGCGACACACGGTCAAGATTAATGTTTGGCCCTTCTGGATGCCCAAGTTCTCCAAAGGCTCTTTTCTTTTGGATATAATTTTCGTTATAACGATTGACTTCAGATTCTAGGACATTGATAGGATAGAGTCTTCCATTCCGATTCTTTGTCTCAGCCTGCATGAAGATGCCTTTGATATAATGGCTCTTCTCTCCCTTGTCGTTTTTTTCGACTAGGAAGTCTACTTCTTCATTTAGCTCGGTGAATAGTTTCATTTTTTTATCCTATGAATGTTGATATTTCTGAGGAGGATTTTTTTCTGTCTTTTGGTCTTTGCCTTCTTCTTTGTCTATCATATAGTCATACATCTTGTCGGAAGTTTTGCCGCTCTTGCGCTTTCCTCGGGCCACTTCTCGCTTCTGAGCTTTAAGTTCCCTATTTTTTTTTATGCGCTTGGCAACTGCCTGGCGCATCAGGATGTCTCCCTTTTCTGATTCGGAGAGGGAATCCCATTCTTCTTGGGTATAAATGTATTCTTCAGACGCCCGGGCGATTCCTTTCTCGCGGGCTCGCCACTTCACAGCTAACTTCTTCATTTTGGCGCCGTATTTCGCTTTGACCTCGCGTTCTTTGGTTGCGGCTTTGGCGTAATCACCGGTATTGTCCGTTGCGGCTCTATATTCTTTATTTGCGGCGACATTGACACCGACCTCTTGCCACCTTAAACTGTCTTGATGTGCATGGGCTTTTTTCGTATATCGTTTTTTCAACTCAGGAGAAAGTTCATTAATGTTCATTTCGACTTCTTCAGTTGCTGCTCTCGCTGCGGCTCGTTTTGCTCTATTCGCTTTTGCTCTTTCGGCAGCAGCCTTTTGTTCCTTGTTGGTGTAACGGCCGCCAGGAACGACCTTTTCTGTTTCCGCAAATGTCTCCCCATGGTCGGGGGTGTATTCGGAGGTTTGGGGTCGACTGGCTCCGCGGACTTTCTTGACGCCTCGGGCACCGATATGGGGGTCGCGCCTGGTATATGAATCTCCGCCTTCCTTAGATCGTCGTGGGTCAGGCGCTTGAACACCCTTCTTTTCTATAGGGCTTCCCAAATTACCGCTTTTTCTTGGTCGGGAATACTCTCGTTGCCGAAGATTCTCTGGAGATAATGCTTCCCCAACAGGTAAATTAGGTGTTCCTACCTTGCCTGAACGTGAACCAAACTGCTTGAAGGCAAACTTGGACATCTTTGCAAAGCCAGCCTTATTAGAATTTAGAATGTCGGCCATCTTCTTCTGATTGTGTATATTCAATGCGCCATGCACTCCTAAAAGGGCACTGGCTGTCGTCAGGTCGACTTTCATTCGCGAACCATCGGCCAGTCTAACAGTCTCGGCCGTATTGCGCGCAACAACCTTCTTCAAGGTGTCCATTGCGTTTTCTTCAATGGTCTCTTCTTTGGCCAATCGATTGACTGCTCGGCCGATTCCTACGCTCCGGTTTCGTCGGGTGCGTTTTAACTGCGAAGATTTGGCCATACCAGTGGCTGCGGCCGCTCCTCTATTAAACTCAGTATCTCCCAGATCTTTGGCGGCCCTCTTAGTATAATGAGCTAAAGTCTTCTTGGAAAGTTCGTCAATGTTTTCTTCCTCGTCAAGAGACTCACCGTCTTCCGGAACATACTCGGACTGCAAATTCTTGGTTGCAGCCTGCTGAGTCATTTGTGCCATTGTGCCAGAAGAAGACCAACTATCAGATGTGGTGTAATGCCCTAGCTTGTCTCGGACATAGAGAGGTCGCACGGCATCTATTACTTGATGCTCATCTTCTTCTGTATCGTCAAGCTCATCATATTCATCCTCGTCTGAAGGAACAGGAGACATCTTTTCTGGACCTAACTTAAAATTCTTGTCCTCTTCTCTGTCGGCCCCGACTTCTGTAAGGGATTGCCTAATCTGTCGATATGTTTTCATCGGATTCATATTCCTCTACATCTGCTAATGCTTCTGGTTCATTAAAATATTCACTGGCCGTAGAAATCTTCTTGAGTTCCAGGGCATCGGCCACCTTTGTATCAAGGGCCGAATAGATACTATTTTTTAGTTCAGAAGGATTATCTTGAATTCCATAACGTATTGCATCTCTAACACTCATATTAATATTACCTCCTAGAGTAAAGTCTGTCTTTATTTATAAAACTCCTGAACCATTATTATTTCCTGTCCCATTTTTCTTGGGAGGAGGAGCAGCCGCTGGAGGCGGGCCCATGTCTTCAGGTTCTGGTGGACCAAGAGGAACTCTGGCCACATCATCAGGATCAGGCTCTGCATTGATCTCTTTATCAATGTCGTCAATTTCTTCGTCGCTTTGTTTGAGGATGTTCTTTCGTAACCATTCGGCTGAATAGTACACGCCCTTAAATTCTTCCATATCACGGACCAATTCGACTCGCTGCCTCATGATTTCTGCTTCTTGAAGCTCCATGAAGTGGGTATCTCTTGCATAATCAAACTTGATGTTTGGGCGCATTTCATCCCAATCTTCCTTTACGATGATTCCCTTTAGTCGCAATTGAGTTTCTAGGAGATTCAAGAAAAGATGATTGAAACGATGCCTCAATTTTGCAATAAACTTACCAAACTTTACTTCATCTCGCGTGATCTCCGCGGACCGACCAATATTGAAGCCAGCCTCTGATTCAAGTCTAGAGTCAGGAACATGAAGGGCCTTGTACAACTTCTTTCGGAAGTATTGGATGTCTTCTATCTCACCCAGGTTCTGCCCACCAGGAAGTGTCGTGATCTCTGTACCTCGCCCGCCCTCTCGACGGGGAAGCCAATAATCTTCTAGCATAGTTCGATGCGAACGATCATCTCGGACTTCGCCTGTAGCCGAATCATAAACAATACGATTCTTGAACTTGGTCATAATGTCGCGCATATATTGTTCGGCCTTGATCTTGGGAAGATTGCCTACGTCTACATAAAAGATTCGCCGTTCTGGTGCGCGAGAAATTCGATAAATGACAACGGCATCTTCGATCATCTTCAATTGATTGTAAGGCTTGATG